GTACATATGCTTCCTTCGCCTCCTTCGCGGTAAATTCGTTTTTGTCAGCTGAATACAATGGCTACCACTCGTCGCGGGGGATTCCTCGGCATCAAGAAGAGTCTCAAGTCCCTCGTCCAAACCAAGAAGCAGAACAAGCGGATGTATAAGTTGTCCCGGCTGCGTAAGCTGAAGCGGGTGAAGCAGGCGGCAGAGCAGAGTCGCCAGAAGCACCTCCAGCGAATTGCTGAGCAGCGAGCCAATATCGAAAACGCTGCCTACTAATAATGGGCCACTGTCAATCATCCTTCGCCTATAACGTTGTGCGTTCCCCCGAGACCGCACCACCCCTCGAAACCTGTATCGTCGATGTCGCAGCCTGTCGCTACGAGATCCCGAAGCACAAGGATATGGCGGTCTGTTTTGTCTTCTTCAACCCCGCACGGTCAAAGAAGATGCTGATGAACTATTTCTACACCATCGAAAAGTTGAAGTTGGCTGACATTCCGTATTATACGATGGAGCTGGTCTTTGACGACCATGAACCCGAGATCAAGGACGCCTTCCACGTGCGAAGCAAGAGCGTGCTGTTCCACAAGGAGACACTGTGCTCGCTCCTTGAAAAGCGTGTTCCGCGTTCCTTCACCAAGCTGCTGTTCCTCGACGCCGACGTCATCTTCGGCCACCCTGGGTGGTATACCGAAGTTTCGCGGTTATTGACGACGTATGAAGTGGTGCAGCCCTTTTCGTCGTGTGTCTGGCTCGACAGCACGTATACAAAGATGGTCCAGACACGGCTGTCGGTTGCGTACATGAACCGCACCAACCCATACAATCACAACTACCATCCGGGATTCGCGTGGGCGTTCCAGCGAAAATGGTTCAGGGACATCGGCTTCTACAAGGAGGGCATCACGGGAAGCGGCGACACCATGTCGACGGCTGCGTGGATGAACATCAAGTTTCCACGTGGATACGTTCACCAATCACTGGTCCCCTCCTACGAAGACTATTCGCGGATGGCACACCCCAACCTTGCGTGTTCGACGGGAACAATCTATCACCTGTGGCACGGGTCGGCCAAGAACCGCAAGTATGTCGACCGGCACCGCGTTCTCGACGGCGTCCGCGACGTGCGTTCGATTCTGGAAACCAACAAGGATGGAGTGCTTGAATTAACCGACCGCGACGTTGACAGAAAGATGCGTGAATACTTCGCTTCACGGGAGGACGACGGAATTTCTTGAGAAGGATTAAATGCAGTACTCTCACATGTCTCTCACGGAACGGAGGAAGGCGATTGCTAAGGCGGTGAAGGCGGCGAAGAACGAGGCCGCGACGGTGATCCAGCGTGCCGTCCGCCTGCACCAGACCCGCAAGGCGAAGAAGGGTGGTCGCCACCGCACCCGTAGGGTTTAAAGATTTTCTCCGTCCAACACATATCGATTGATGCGAAAACAGTTATCCGCACTGGCACTTCAAGTGGTTGAGCGACAAAGGCAGTTATCCGTTGCGGTGACTCGAATCCAGTATGGATTCATGCCCCGCGAAAATACCCTTGAAGCGTCCAAACACCTACGTGAGATCAACGCCATGCTACGTGAAATCGAAGCGTCTCTAGAACCCGCTTTCGACCAAGCAAAACAAAAGGTATAATGGGCGACCCGTTCGTTGGTGCTCTCGTCGCCGTTAGCGTTCTGACGTGTGCGTGCTGTTGCGTATGTTTCACAGGAGCGGTCAATTATACCGGCACAGTTGAAGTCGTGTACTCTCGAAACCCGGTTCCACGTGTAGTCGTTCAGTCGGCAGGGTCCGATGAGCCCGAAGACCCCGTGGACTTCAACTCGAAGCCAAAGTCGTCGGCCACCAGCTTCGGCTCGTGACGACGCACAATCTCACGCATCACATCACCACCCCGCTCGCCCAGAATGTCCTTGAGATACAACTCCAGGTCCTTCTTGGACAAACTCCACCCCTTCTTCCACTTGTTGGGGCGCTTGACATTGAACGTCATCTCTGACTCTCGCAGAAGAATCTGGTCAGGAAGCTCCGTGTGAGCATACAACGCCGCCAGATCCAGCTCGACCGTGCGGCGGTTGTCGCGAAGCTCTGAGACCTGCGAGTTCAGCTGAGAGAGATCCCTGTTCACGCGGATGTACTTTGACAGGATTGCCTTGAGTGTGTCCATTTTGCTTTACAGAACTGTCAACAAGGAAAGTATCCGTTTTAAGCAAGCGAGTCCATGTTCCTTTTCGATGAGAAGGAAATCGAACGGCTGAGGACTGTATATAACAAAGAACACCCGAAGGAGCGAGAGATCCAAAAAGGGCCTGCAACCGCAGTATGGGCTCAGTTGAAGCAGCGTCTTCACGCAAAGTGCAACACGGGCGACCCTGTCTGCATTGTGTCGTCCATGATGAAGCGTCCCCGTGCACCTAGTTCGTGGGCAGAGAACCAGTCAGAATGGCTGTCGTCCGATGACATTGATAAGCTTGAACACGAATACGAGAAGGTGTTCGAAGACTATCATTTTGTGGGTTGTGTGCCGATTGACTTTGATTTGAAATCGGAGACGTCGAGGTGCATCGTATCGACGCTTTGCTCGATGAAGCTGGGCACACTCTATGCGAAGGGGTGCCGCCGAGTGGGCATTGTGTTCAACACGGACGTCCACGATGGACCGGGCCAGCACTGGATTGCTGCATTCCTGGACATTCGTCCGGAGCTGACGTATCCTCGCATGACGTACTTTGATTCGTACGCACACAAGCCCGAGAAGGAGATTCAGCGACTGATGTTTCGCTGGAAAGACCAGTGGGACGCACGAGGTGGGCCTGCGATGCGGCTTACCTACAATACGACCCGGCATCAGTTCAAGGAATCCGAATGCGGCATGTACTGCCTTCACTTTCATTATGCGTGTTTGATGGGGCTGCCAATGAAGACGCGTATCTCGGACGAGAAGGTGAATGCAGAGAGGTTCGGACCGCTGTTCAAGCCCAAAAAAAAAGAAGACTAAATCAATGGAAACACTCCTTGCGATTGGTGCTCTCGTTGCCGCGGGGTATGTCATGGCCGGTGCAGAGGCGCAACCCCGTGAGCATCGCGATCGCAAATTAGCAGAGTATCTAGTCCCGGGCAGCACATTCGAGGACCTCTCGGGTGCACTTGCCAAAGGATACCGCCTGATCGAGCTCCACGTATACTCCGACGCCCAGGACGAGCCAGTGGTTGCCCTTCAGCCCAACTATGACCAGGTCGCTCACCGTTCATTCGATTCGTGCTGCGAAGTTCTCGTGAACGAGGCATTCCCTTCCGACGACCCGCTGATTCTGAGTATCGTGGCCCACACAGATAAGAGTTTTACGCTGAATCGCGTTGCGTATCACCTCAACACAACCGTCCGGAAGCATTATGTCACTGGTAACGTGGAGGAGATGCAGCTGGATTCGCTTGCGAACAAGATCATTCTCGTCTCGGGCAATGAGGTGCGTGGCACAGACCTCGAGCCTCTTATCAACCTTTCTTGGAACGAGAGCCGCCTGCGTCGGCTGACGTACCAGCAGGCCGCATACCCTCGCGAGCCAGAGGAGCTGCAGTCCTTCACAAAGTCGAACATTGTTCTTGTCGCACCTGACCAGGCCTTTTCCAAATTCAAGGTCATGGACGACGTTCACGCATACGGATGTCAGTGGAATTTATGTCCTGGGGGTGGTGTGGGTTTTATTCCTCGCGGTTAAACAAAAATGGCGAACCCTTGGCTCACTCACGTGAAGAAGACAATGTCGGAGATGAAGCACCGCGGCACGTACAAGAAGGGAGACGGCCTGAAGAAGGTGATCCTGGCCGCGAAGAAGACGTACAAGAGCCACGGCTCGGTGGGCAAGAAGCACCGCACTCGCCGCCACCGCAAGAGCCGCATGTCCATTTTTTAAGCAAGCATTGACCACATGACCAACACAGTAAGCACCGAAACACCAACCAAGTACACTCGCATACACAGTGTAGCCTCTTCGGCTGTCTGTTTACGTAAGTAGACCTCCAACAGCGATCCGTCGAGTTCGTCGATGATCGCGGGATTTCGTGAAGCCCCCGCCATCCAGTCTGCGGCACGTCTTTCCATGGTAGGTTGGTTTAGTGCATCCGCTCTTGTAGTATGCGACATGATGTGCATATCCTTTGAATGTGCGAATGCTTGAGTTCGTTTTCACCGCGAGGCGGCGAAGTAACCCGTAGATCCATCGCATGTAATCGGCCCTGGACTCAAGCGTCAATGGATGCGAATCCATGTACTTCACATAGACCTTCCGAAGCTCGGGGAACGGATACGTCTTTCGCAGGGACCGGAGAAACCCCTGTTGAGTATTGACATTGTCATAGTCAGGCTTGTCAGGGTAATTGTATGCAATCGAAAAGAGGAAGTCGCGGCCCGGAACTGCGTGTGGCTTCTTTTTCAGAAGGTCCGCATACTTCTTGTGAACCTCTTCGTAGGTCGGATCGGGGTCAGGCAGAATGACTGTCGCATCCGTCTTGGCCTGGACGGTCAACTTGTGGTTCACCTTCTTGTGAATTTCATACAGCCATCGACCTGCGTCGCCGGTGAGTGGGTGTTCCGAAACGAACTTCGTGGTGCTTTCACGGCAAAACTTACAAGGCAGCACGCGACTCATGAATGCGAGTGTTGGTCCGGGGGTGGGCGATCCTTCGGCGATTAGATGAAAGAGCTGCCACCCACTCGGCCCGAAAAATCTGGTGTCCATATTGTATTCAACGCACATCTTTCTCGGTCAGCCACACGGCAATCTGCAGAGTCATCGCCGCATCGGATACGGGGTTGTGAGCCTTTCCAACCGGAAACGCGGCTTTCAGCCCCGAGTCCAGTTCCTTGGCAATGCATGCGTAGGTCCCTTCCAGCTTTGCGGTCTTGCACCGCTTGGTGAACTCGGGATTGTGCGTCGCAATGTCAACCACGCGAAGAGGTGCACGGTAGGTGATTTTGTGTCGAGCACATGCGGTCTTCAACGCCTTCAAGTCCATGTCCCCCTTCACAACCACCACGGATTCCGACACTGTCTTCATGAACCCAGTCAACCACGACGAGGGCTTCAAGTGCGGCTTCACCAACCTGTCGGCAAAGTATGCGGTCACACTGTCGCTCTGACCCAGAAACTCGGGTGCTGTCCGCTCAGTCTCTTCAAGAATATCTAGCACCACGGACGTCGGAGGCGTCACGGTCGAGAACTTGGACGAGACGCGGTTCAATTGACCCGGCGGCGGCGGGAGGACCGCGAAAAAGGGTGAGGAACGAGTCCATGCGTCACCTGTCTTCTTCAAGTGGTATCCACCAATCTCACGAGGCAAAAACTGCTCGCCGAGGTGCCAGAACTCGCAATCGAACGCAAGAATGGACGTTGCCTTTCCGGCGAGTTTGTCCAAACCAGGATTGCGTATCCTCATTATGTCGTCGTCTGAAAAACATTCTGGACAACTCAATAAATGCTCGACACGAAGGACATCATCATTCTGACAGCGTCGTTTTACCTCGGAAGTGTGGTGGCCGCCTTCTTCAAGTCCCTGAATGACGGCATTCTTGTGCCGCTGCTCGCCCCGGCCGCGGCGGCGGGCAAGGGTGTGTCGGCCTTCTCCATCAAGGTCGGCTCTGCGGACCTCAAGGTCGGCCAGGTCATCGCCGAGCTGGTGAACCTCATCGTGTCGTTCGCACTTGTCGTCTTCACCATCGGCCTGCTCCGCTCGTATGTGCTGACTCGCATCGGTGCGAGGCGTGGTGGCAACGAGCAGTAAAAAACTAAGCTATTAATAATGTCTTTCCTGCCCCAATCCGTAACAGACGCGTGGACAACGGCGACAGGAACCGCGGCTGATTATTGGTCGAATCGTCCGCGGTGGTTAGGCGGTCCGACACCTGCGTCCGAGCCCGCACCCGCGACCACCGTCGGAGCTCGTCGCCGCAAGACATACCGCAAGAAGGCCAAGAAGTCTAAGCGTCGCCGCACCGGAAGGATGTCCATCGGTTTCCCACGGCTTTTCCGTATGTAGCCTCAATCTGCTTCTTCAAGTCGGCCGTCACCGCCTTGCTGGTCGGCTCGTTGGTCCTCTTCCAATTCACAAACTCAGCTGAAATCTCACCCCACTTTGTCGGTGCAGGGGACGGCTCGTCCTCCATCGGCGGCAGCTGCGGATGGATCTTCTCACGGATGAACTTGGCGATCACGTCACTGTCCTCCTTGTACTCGCTGGTGTACTCCATCACCTTCTCCGGCGGAACCAGTTTGCGATATCCCTTGCCCTTGATGTACAGGTGAACCAGGTAGCTCAGGAACGCCTCTGCCCACTCCTTGCTCTGCGACTTCTGAACGAACGACTCATCAATCGGCTTCTCGTGCGGCAGACGAGGGTCGGCCACGAACTTGCTGATGAAGTTCACAACCACCAACCTACGCCACGTGCCTCCGTCCTGCGTATTGATCTTCGGCTTCTCGTTACAGGCCAGGTTGAAGCGAGCCTGGAGGTCGAAGTCCAGCATCTGCTTGGAGCCGGCATACAGGTCGCGAGCCGTGATCTTCTCGGACGAGGCCAGCTCCTTCATCAGGCCCGTGTTCAGCGGAACCTGCTCGTCGGGCTCCTGCATCGTCACGAAGCGGCGACCCTTCATACGCACCAACTCGGGTGCGGCTGCCGCAGACTTATTACGAGCCTGGGTCAGCAGAGAAATCGGTGCCTTGCACGCGTAATCCCCCATCGCAGTGGACATCAGATTCATAAGCATCGACTTGCCGTTCGAACCCGTTCCGGTCAGAATGTGGAACTTCTGTGCCTCGTTGCACCCAGACAGAGAGGTGGCCAGATAGGCGAGGAAGTACTCACGGACATCCGGGTCAGGCAGCACGTCCTGAATGAACTTGTTCAGCTCCTGCCAGCACGGATACGACTCGTGCGGACGGTCAGGGTGAAACTCGAGGTTCGTGCAGAAGGAAATGTAATCCTCTGGCTTGCCATCGCGGAACTCGAAGGTCAGTGTATCAAAGACGCCGTTGCTGAAGGCGATCAGGTTCTTGTTCTCGTCCACCTTGTTGGCAAACTCCTCGTCCAGAAACAGCTCGCGGCACTCCTTCATGACGTTCTCCTTGAAGCGGGTCATACGCAGCTGCTTTCGCATGTGAGCGTAGGCCTGACGCTTCTTGTCCATCTTGCACCAGTCACATCCGCTTGGGTCGTGCTTCCCATCCGGACACGGGTTGATGGCCTGCATCTGGGTGGTCATCTCCGACTCCTTGCGGAAGAAGTCGCGGAAGACGTCGGACGACAAGCGGCACTGAAGAGAAACACCCTTGTCCGTCTCACGCCAAGTGTGTCCGGCAAACCAATACCAGGCCGACGCACTGAACCGAGCACACTTGAACTCATCGCGGAACTTGGCATGGACCACCTGAGCCATATCGTGCTCCGTCTGCGTATCCGTGGCCGCCTCAAGCAGACTCTCAATGTTCATCTTCTCGATCTTCAGATAGCCATCGGGATTGTCCGTGCGAGACCAGTGCCGAAGACTGCCAACCCCCAACTTCGCTCCGTCGTTGCGGAAGTTGAACCCCATCCACTTGCCCGTCACCTCACGCGGGTCATACTTGCCATCCGTTCGCTGGGCACAGAACTCATACCACGTGTCTTCGAGGTCAGGGTGAATGTTCTTCAAGCAGTGACCCACATTCGTCCGCTCGTCGTGGCTATTGTATCGAGCAGCACTCAGGTTCAACACGTGTCCGCTGTAGTACTCCCGCATCTCCTTGGACAGCGGCTGAAGGTAGATCACGCGAGTCGGAGAGGAGCCACGCGAACCCGGGTCACCCGCACGTTGAGAAGGCCGTCCTCGCTGAGGCACAACCGCCGCACCGCCCGAGATGCGAACCTCATCCTCTCGCAGGGCATACGCCTTTCCCAGCTCCGTGACCGGAGACTCGGACGTGGGCGGAGACCGAATCGAGAACTTACGCACATTGTCCGGCTTGATTTCGCGGTTCACCTCCTCGTCAATGGCAACCGCGATATCGTTCGGGTCCCACTCAATCGAGTACTTGAGCTGATACGGCTGGGGCGTCGCACCCTCACCCGCCGGCTTCTTCGAACCCAACAATGCCCACCAACTCGTGTGGTTGAGCGGAGACTTGTCATACGTCTCACGCCAGTCCTTCTTCATCTCCAAGCCCGGAAAGAACTCGTCCATCTTGGGCATCAACGCATTGCGAATCGCCAGCTCGACGTTCTTGTTTGAACGCACATCCGGCACCACCAAGTGAATGCCAGACTTGGACTCCTTCTTGCCCGGGTAGAAGGTCGGCTCCGGCTTCTCCATCACATAGACGTCCGTCACGTCCTTGATGTCGATATACCGAGCCGCCTCGGCCATATACGCCTTGACGAATGAGATCGTCATGGCCTGCGTATGCTTGTGGTCCTCGACCTGTCCATCATACAGGAAGTCGAGATCCACACGGAGAGGACCAATACGAGTCATCTTCTCCGTGATGGTCAGTGGACCATTGTTGTTGACGTGGTTGCAGTAGAGACGATAGAACTCATCCATCTTTTCGTCGGGAATGGTATACAGAATGCCATGGCCGAAGAGCTGGTGAGTCTCGAGACCACTCTTGGTCTCCGCACGGTGAGCGTCCAGAAACTTCTGAAGGTGTCCAGGCTGCATCGTTGATTACTCTCCCGACGAATTCTGGCGGGCTAATTCCTTTTGAACGCAGGGAAATGGATTCCGACGTTCAAAACGAAACAAGATTTCGTGACCAAGAGGTAAGCAAAATGAAGTTCTGCGCCAAGTGTTCGAATTTCCTGTGCGACATTGTCGAGCATGACGGTAAGGCGTATCGAAAGTGCCGGGCCTGTCCGTATGAGGAGGAGGCGGGGTCTATCGTGTATGAGCACGACCTTCAGCAGGATACATCGGTTCAGTATTCGATCAACCCTTATCTGAAGCACGACCCAACGCTTCCCCGTTTCAAGAATATGACTTGTCTCAATCCCACCTGCACGACGCGAGGTCAGGAGTCAGACATTGTAGGCGTCAAGCTGGATCCGGTCAACGTGGTTTGGATGTACCAGTGTGCGGTGTGCGATGCAATGTGGAAGCAGAACGCAAGGGCTTGAAAAGTCCTTGCTTACCTCTTCTCATCCTGGGGAAGAGACATCAGTCCATACACGGCGACCAGAAACACAAACGTGTGGAGTGCAAATCCCACCGCGGTCGGGCATCCGCTCGGTGACGAGACAGACGACCCAAACAGCCGATTGCCGATGCTAAAGGCGGTTGGGCTTGCCAACACAAAGAACAACATCGTCGTGTACAGCGAGTATTTGAACTTCAGACCTTCGGACAGTGCCATTTTTATTTAGAGAACAAAAAGTTACCGCGCCGACCCGGGGAACTGGATCAAATTGGTCTGCGGAACAATCAGTGCATTTGTGCCAGACGAACGGGCCTGGGGACGGCTCACCACGCCACCCAACACACCGCCACCACTCAGCGTCGCAACCTGCGAAAGAGCTTTTGGGTTCGAGCGGTTCATGACAAACGGAGTGGGCATAGTGCGAGTTGGGGCCGCCTGTCCTCGTGTCAGATACGCCATGTCTGACGTCTGAAGAAGAGCATTGTTCGCAACCTCTCCGCCCTGGTTGTATGGAGTCGTGCGAGTCAGAGTTGGCCTCAGCTGGGCCTGAGCTTGGAGCTTCACAAAGCTAGTGTACTCGGACGCAGAGCGAGTAGGCATTGTGTTAAACCAAGAAGACTTTCCGCGCAATACCGACCGAGACCGTCGAGTTTCCGCGTTTCGCAATCGCGGACACCACCGTCCTTGCTGCCACCGTCAGTGACACCTTTGATGCCACTGCAACTGAAGACACGGCTGCCGGGTTTGAGACCGCCGCACTCGAGGCGGCACGGAGATTGGACGACCCACTCAATTGGGCGGCACTTTTTACGTACTGGGTATGGTCGGATGCAGCACCGCGAAGGATCGGCATTTATTGAAAACGAAAGAGTATGTTCCTAGACAAGAGAGAGCATAATG